CACTAGTAACTATAAAGTCGCCACCACTTAACGCACTTGTCCAATTTGTTGAATTTACTCGGAGTGTTCCAGCATTAGCTGCTTCAAAAGTTATGGTTCTTGGTGAACCATTATTACTTCTAATAGCAAGACGCATTCTACCATAAGTTCCTGCTACAGGCCAGCCGCCTAAGCTCAAACGTACTGAACTTGGATTTGCCATTGTAATATCATGATATTCTGCTGTAGTCCATAATATGTTAGCTTCGGCGTTTTGTGCAATGTTGCCTGTATTAAAATGTTCTGATGCTACTCCTTTTAATACTCCATTAGTAATAGTATTACCTTGCAGATCATTATCTAATGATCCGTTAGCAAGTGCAGTTTTAAATACACCTTTTGCTTCAATGTCTTTTAATGCAGTTTTTGTTGCAGCTAAACTTGATTGTATTGTCGCAAAGTTATCACGAAATCCTTGCGAGTCATTATCTTGACCTGCAATTGGATATGTTTCATCAATGTTTTCTGGTGTAATATTGTCGCTAGTTGCCATAGTGTGTTCTCCTACACTTATTTATCATGGTTACGTATTGAATCGATAGTTTTGGAATACTAAGTAACTGTCTTGGCTACTTATATCTGTACTATCAATTACATATCTATCAACATCTAAGTTGAATATTTTAAAATCAAAGCCATTTGCTTCAATTGCAGCTTTGATTAATGCAGACTTGCCCGGCTTACAGTAACATAGTACTAACGCAGGAGTGTAACCTAATTCATTTACACTTCCTTCTTGCTGACTACGCATCCATAACGGAACAAATGATCTGTTTGTTCGTCCTACTAATCTTATGTTGTCTCTCATATTGTTTAAGTTACTAATATATCTTAAACTATCATTATTTTGCGATACTGATATTGCATCACTATCTACTTTTATTGTGTTTTCATAGTCAGGACGTCTTTGATATGTATTACCAAGTCCTTCTATTATTTTTAAAAGATTGTCTTCAGTTCTACCATCTACTTCTAAACCTAATGTCCAATTTAAATTATATGTTCCGTCAGCTCGAGTAACTACATTAAAGTCTTCACCTAGTTGTACTGACAATGGGCCGCTACGTGTTAATATAGTAAATGATGGTTTAGTATCATAATCGTAGAACATATCCTTTGCATCGTAGTTTACACTATCAACTGTAATTTTTTTATTAGTCTTTATATTAAATGACTTGCGTGTCCGTCCAACTGATACATCTTGCGAATCTATAACTTGTACATAAATTACTTCATATAAAGTAGTATTAGTACCTTCTTTTTTAGCCTGAGCTGTTTTTAATTCACCAATCTTATATTGTTTTCTTTTATGGTTAGTTGCCATTTTACTTGTAAACTCAGCAAGACTGCGAGATTCAATTCCGTAATACAATGGTATTTTAATATCTGTTTGTATGCCAAAGTTTGGATCTCCAGGTCTGTAAATATTTTCTGTAATGAAAACTTCAGGGTCAGATAGGAAATCGTTAAATGTACGTCTTGTTGTTTCGTTAAGGAAAGGCTTAAGATAGATATTACTATATTTTATAACTTCTGGATCTGTTACTGTGATACTAAATTTTTGTTCTGCAATACTATATTTGTATTGATCCTCAGCATTAATAATAAAGTTATATTGTCTATCAATAGTTGTTTGGGGTAAATCTAATGATGTTGAATCACTGTCAATAGTTGTTAGTCCTAAGCGAGTATAATTAAATTCAATCCAGTATGCTACATCATTTGCAAATATTCCACTTGAACTACTAGTATGATTACTAGCAGTTTTGTAATAAGTATCGCCAACTCTTACAATATCTCCTGCGGTATATTCACGAGAACCTCTCCATAAACTTTTGTAAACATTTTGACCATAAGCGTTAACTCTGCCAACAATTTCGCCGTCGTATGTTAGTTCTAACCCTGGAGGTAACTTGCCTGATTTTAAACTATATAACACTTGTGCGTTTGGAACTGTAGTGTTTGCTTCAACACGTAAAACACTAATTGAATTTGAATTAAGCGTACCTAGGTTCGGAGGCGTTGTCCATGTAGTTTCAGAATTAATTTCACCTAGTATCTTAATATTAAATACTTTAACAGTACTAACATTAATATCAGGTTCATCTGGTGTAAAACGTGTTGCCTTTATTGTAAATTTATAATCAATTGTTACTTCTGCTTGATATGGTACTCGTCCAGCAATTTCACCATTTGACGTATCAAGTTCTAAACCTTTTGGTAAAGTACTTACTGTTTCTGGAACTAGTACTTCCCATTCACTAGGCTGTACTGGAGATGGAACAATACCAATAAAGCTATCAGGCCCACGTCCACTATCTACAAACTTAGGTAGTGTACCACTAACTTCGTATTTTCCATTGTAAATAATTTCGCCTGTTGCTTTTAATCGATATGTGCCAGGATTAGTATCTTCAAGACTATAATTTACAAATCCAACTTGTGTGTTAGTATCAATAATATCTAACTGTAGTGTAATATAATTGTTAGCACGTTTGATACCTAAGTTGCCTGGAGTTATCCATATTGGAGTTCTTAAATTAGTATTGTCAGCTGTAAATGTTCCACTACCTACTTGTAAAACAGTATTATCAGCACGGAAGAAATCATCGCCAACTACAAATATTTTAAATGTTCTTCGTGCAATAAGATCACCGTCTGTAACATTTACTGTAAATTGGTAATATCTATTTAATTTGTTCGGAGCCTTTTCAGTATAACTAAAGTCCCAAACAGTTGTATCATAAAAGAAGCTATCAAATCCGTTTGAACTTCTAATCCCAAAATCGTATCCACCTGATTGTAAATCATAAGGGCTTGTATCATAGTATCCACTTGCATAAATCTCTCCACGCTCTATTGCAAGTAACGGATCAACAATGCCTATAATTCTGCCATCTGGTGTAAGTGTAGTGCCTGGCGGCAATACTCCGTCGCCTTCTTTCATAAAGTATGTAAGAGATTGTCCTGCTTGTATATCGTCATCGGTTGCTATTAATTGGAAGTCTATTGGGCTACTGTCTAAAATATAATAGGTATCATTACTCCCAATTGGAAGTTCACCTGCTGGTGTAGACCATGTTGGTGTATCAGGACCTTCAACTTTTATAGTAAATGTCCTATCGTCAATTTGATTATTTAGAGATGCTCTCAACACAAATCTAAAATCAGTTACACGAGATACCTCTCTCGGTGTACCAATAAGTGTTACGCCACTTATCTTAACGCCAGGCGGCAATGTGCCACTAATTAATGAGATAGTTGAGCCTGCTGTTACTGGCAGAGATAGTGAAATCGTCTGTTCTTCTGTAACAGTAGCAAGTAGTTTATTTGTACCAGTTGTCCATAATGCCATAGATCATTCCTTCTATAACATATTTATCGTATTAGTTATACAGATGGTAAGAAGCCTAAGTCAATTGTTAAATCAGTTCTTTCAGGATCAATTGGTCCTAAATCAATATCTGTATTTTTAACAATAAAATCAAGTGCGCTTCCGTAAGTATTACGCATTCCGCCAAAATCAAATCCTGACAAATACGGTCCAAAGTCTCTTATGTCAAATCCGTAAACTAGGCCTTGAAATGCACCTGAAACAGTGTTAGCAGTAATTGTGCCAGCATTAGTAATATCATTGCCATTAGCATTTAAATTAGCAGTTAGTGTTGGGCTACTATCTCTTGAAACAATATTACTTGTATCAAGATCTATAGTAAGTGTTTGTGAAGCAATTGATGTGGTTAATCCGTTACCACCATTAAAGTTTACACTTTGCCCCGGTGCTACAGTTAAGCTACCATTATCACTTATCATTAGAAGTTGTTCAAGAGCATTGTCAACATCTAATGTTAGTGTAGTTGCTGTTGGAGTTAATGTAACATTTGTACCTGCTATTAATTTTTTAAATTGTGCAGTATTATCATCTTTCCCGGCAAAAACTCCTTGTCCAACTGACCCAACATTTTCAAATTGTGTTGTTTCAATTACTCGTAAGTCGAGTTCTTCAAAGTTATCATTTACTTTAATAAAAGCCTCACGAAGTGCATCGCCTGTACCGTCGTTTGCTATTGTTCCTGTATTAATATATTCAATTGCCATACTGTATTTACCCTTTTATTTTTTAAATTGTAAGCCATTCTTTAGAACTAGGCTTCCTCTAATTGCACTTGTTACTACAGGATAAGGTGTACTAACTGTATAATCAGCTACATACAATACTCGTCTATCAGATCCTTGTAGTCTATTGCGATCAGCCCATTCAGTACCTTCTGCTGTAGTGCCTCTAGTATCGTCATAAAAGTTAGCTGTAGTTTGTACTTCTACATTAGTGTCGATCCAGCTACGAATATCTTCGTAGGTCCACCCTCTATTATACTGTAATACAGTTGCTAAAACTCCTGCTGCTACTGGGCAGGCTGCTGACGTTCCGCTAAAACGTGTGTCTCGACACGCAATTTCAGTAAACCCATCATAAGTGTCGTCAAATCGTGCAACGTCAGTACCATATAGTCCTACTGTTGCAGCTAGTGTACCATCTGCTGGAGCATACAAGTCAATTGCATTGCCCATATCGCTGTAATTAACCTTACGTTCTTTTCCAGCTGCTCCACCAGCTGCAAACGCATCGTCGAGTGCGCCAATATTAATTGCTGGAAATTTTACAGTTGCATTCCCTTGACTAGTTTCACCTTCAGTTTTTCCGATGTGTTGCGGAAAGCCTCGTCTATTAGTTGTACCTGTTACACTATACCCAAAACTACTAAATGTCTGTCCACCGCCTGTGCTGTAAACACCGTCACTTGCGCCATCGCTAATATGGTTATCGTAGTTAGGATCGTCTGGATTAACTTGCATCTGTCCTGAATTACCGGCTGCTACTACAAAAATAACTCCACTGTTTACTAGTTCTGTTCCAGCTTGGGTCAAACTGTTGTCATAAAATTCTGACTTCCAGCGACCGCTATCACCATCAAGTCCCATATAATTTATAAATTCTGGTTCGTTTGATGATCCTGGATACGATGTTCCTGTAGCACTTTGAAAATAATAAAAACTTGAACTTTTACTTGCTCTATATCCCCAACTGTTTGAACTTA